TGAGGAAGATGCACCAGTCAATGATGCCATCGATCAGGGTTTAGAGGTTTGTCCTAACGGCGCACAACAGGTGATTCCAGATAATAAAGAGGAATCATTCACCGAGACTCGCCTAGTAGGAGTTACACATCATCCTAAGTCGCGCGTGTGCATGGAAGTATATGGCGGACTATTCGTAAAAGTTCCCGTGTGGGCGCGTAATCAGAAGGATTGCACCTATCTCATCTATTCATACGAGACTCATTACGCGAATGTGCTGGAATCTTTTCCACATTTGCGCGGAAAAGTGATTGAAGGTCAGTCCGCGTATGACATGTATGAACAGTGGGGACGCACATCACCTCAATATCGTGGTGAGCATCCAATTCACAATGTTACAGTAAGAAATTGCTGGTTCAAACCTGCTGCATACAATATTCTGTCAGAGGAAGATGCTGATGAACTGCGAAAGAAATATCCAAACGGACTCAAGGCTGTCCGAGTTAATGATGAAGTGTGCTGTGCTGACAATGAAGCTATGGACGATTGTTGGACTCTTACCTACAATCCTCTGTCAGATTATATTCACTTCGATCCGCTTGGCTTACTACTCACATCGATACAAGACATCACTAACGATCTCATTTCACTCGTACTGCAAACAGTGGAACATGGAATACCGCAGACGTTTGCAGACCCGAAAGTATTGAATTTCAATGCGTATCGCAATTCCGAGGTTATTCCGGGTGGTATTTATCCGGCTACTCCGAAAAGTGGTAAGGCACTATCAGAAGGTTTCTACGAAGTCAAAACGGCTACATTAAGTCAAGAGGTGCTCCCATTTGCTGAGAAAGTTCAACAAATGGGTCAGATGGTATCTGGTGCTCTCCCATCACTATTCGGCGGACAGATGGCAGGGTCACGTACTGCATCAGAGTACAGTATGAGCAGGGCGCAAGCCCTCCAGCGCCTCCAGACTACGTGGAAAATGCTGCTTCTTTGGTGGAAAAATGTGTTTGGCAAGGCTATTCCACTCTACATCAAGGAAATGAAAGACGATGAGAAGCAGGTTAAGAAGGATGATTTCGGCAATTTCATCAACGTATTCGTTCGTAGAGCTGAATTAGAAGGGCGGATCGGTAGTATCGAACTTGAAGCGAATGAAAACTTGCCAATTACGTGGAATCAGCAGAAAGATGCCATCATGGAACTGTTTCAGATCAATAATGATGGTATTAACGAAGCTCTTGCATCACCAGAGAATCTGCCGTATATCAAGCGTGCTATCGGCTTGACGGATTACGTGGTTCCTGGTGAAGATGATAGAATGAAGCAATTTGAAGAAATTAAACTTCTAATCGACAGTGAACCTATCCAAATGCCTCCCGACCCGCAGCTAGAACTTCAAGCTGCGCAGATGGGAATGCCTCCACCACCACCACAGGAGGTTCCATCAGTTATGCCTGATCCTGATGTGGATAATCACGCGCTAGAAGCAGATATCTGTCGCCGTTGGCTGGTCGGTGATGCAGGTAGACTGTGCAAGACAGATAATCCGCAAGGATACAAGAATGTCCTTCTGCACATGAAAGCCCATAAAGACATGGATGCGCAGAAGCAGATGGAAGCAGCCCAGCAACAGATGATGATGCAGCCACCACCGCCGCCACCTAAAGGTGGATCGGCCAACAAGCCCGCGCAGCGTAATGCTGGCGTGCCATTAGGAGCGGACCAAAATGCGCCAACTATTCAATAGTATCTTCTGGACTGATTTGAGACTACACGCGCCGATTGATTCAGGTGGTGGCTCGGATTCTGCATCAGACGATGGTAAAGAGACATTCGAACTGCTGAATGAAGAAGAAACTCCAGAGGAAATACTCGAACTGCCTAAATCTGCGCCGAAAGATGGGCCTGATGATGAAGATGAGGATGAAGATCCCGAGGCGGAAGCCGAGGTAGATGAACTGAAAGAGATTGAAGAAGAACTGGAAGGTCCAAAGGATGAGGATCTTGAACTCACTACTCCAGTTCGTCGTAAGGAGATACTGGCGAAGTATCCCAAACTGTTTAAAGACTTCCCATACTTGGAGAAGGCTTACTATAGGGAGCAGCAGTTCACTGAGACATTCCCGACTGTTCAGGATGCGAAAGTAGCCTCTAACAAGGCACGTATTCTGGATCAAGTAGACCAGCAGATTATGAATGGAGATATCTCCACAGTCTTGCAGGCTGCTAAACAGGAAGATCAGGAAGCATTCTACAAGATTGCTGACAACTATCTGCCCACACTGAGGCGGGTAGATCAGCAGGCGTATTACCATGTAGTTGGAAACTTGCTGAAAGACACCATTATCTCGATGGTGCGAGAGTCGCGCGCGTTGGGTGATCAAGGTGCGCCGTTACAGGCTGCTGCGAACATTCTGAATCAGTATGTTTTCGGCTCTCAGAATTTTACGCCGCCTACTACACTCTCCCGTCAGCCGAATCCTGGTGAACAGCAGAGAGCACAGCAGATTCAGTATGAAGATCAGCAGAGGTTCATGGGTCAGTTTGAGTCTGTGAAGGATGATTTGCAGACACGAGCTGACAATGTGCTGAAATCGACCATTACGCAGCATATTGACCCAAAAGAGTCGATGACTGATTATGTTCGGACACATGCGACTGCTGAAGCGTTCCAGACGCTAGAGAATCTCATCTCGAAAGATAGACAGTTTCGTGGATTGCTTGACAGGTTGTGGGAGAAGGCATTCCAGACCGGATTTGACAAGACATCCACTGATAGAATTAAATCAGCATACCTCTCCAAAGCGAAGACGCTGTTGCCTAGCGTAATCAAAAAGGCACGAAATGACGCTTTGAAAGGACTAGGAAGACGAAGTGCTGAGCAAGATGATGAAGCAATCGAAATACAACCGGCCACTAAACGTGGTCCAGTAACACCTGGGAAATCCACACCCCCAAGCGGTGGAAAAATTCGTTCAGCGAAGGATATTCCACGTGGCATGTCTACACTAGACGTGCTGATGAAAGATTGATTGGGGGAAGGCTATGGCAGTTACTGAATCTCAAGTAGCGGCTACGGAACTCGAAAAGGTTGTTCCGAAGGTCCGCGTGCTGTTCGAGCGGGATGACAAGTTCTACTCGAACATCAAGAAACGCGATGTGGAGAAGATTTCACATCGTCAGATGCGCGTTCCGCTGGAACTGCGTCCCGGTGGTTCATTCCAGTACTTCAATCCAGATGGCGGTGATCTGGGTCGTGGTGGTGGTCCCACGTTCGATAAGGCTGTGCTGAATTCAGTGTTCGTTTCTGAGAACATTGAATACACGAAGCTGACTCAGTGGGCCACAGATGATGCGCGCAAGGCTGTTATCAACAGTGTGCGCCGTCTCACAGCTACTGCACTCGATGAAATGCGTCGTCAGCTCGATTCGCAGATGATGCAGTCGGGAGATGGTGTCATCGGTGTGGTGACGACTGATACGCCGGCTGGTGGTAGCAACGTCATTACTGCTACCACTGACGGATTCGGTGTGCGTCTGATGCGATACGGTCAGACTGTTCAGGTGTGGGATGCTGCACTCGCAGTCAACAAGGGTAGCGGCAAAATCACCATGTATGATGTGGAAAACAAGGTCATCAACATCACTCCACAGATTGCTGGTGTCGCACCCACCGATAAGATCGTTACTGACGGTCTTGCTGCACCTGCATCGCTGCCTGCATTGTTTGGTGTTCCGTATCATCATTCCAATGCTTCCAGTGGCACGTGGCTCGGATTCTCACGCAGCACGACGCCTGAGATTCGCGCCAATCGTGTGAATGCTGGTGGTGCTGGATTGACGCTTCCGCTGCCACGTCTTGCAGTCAACAAGATTGGTAATCGTGTGGGCATTGAGAATGATTTCAGTCCTCGCGCGTGGACCCATCCTTGTCAGCAGCAGGCTTACGAGGAAATTGGTCAACTCGTCAGCATCATCCAGAAGGCTGCGAAGGAAGAATCACTGAATATGTATTTCGGTGGTTCCAACATGCAGTTGGCTGGCGCTGCAATCACCCCGAGCTACTCGTGGGATAAGACACGTATCGACTTCATTGTCGATGAAGTGTGGGGCCGTGCTGAAATCCTTCCAATCGGCTTTTACACTACTGACGGACGGAAGATTTTCGAAATCCGTGGACCGTCTGGTGGTGTGGCAGCAGCGGAAATCTTCTACATGGTTGTGGGTATGCAGACTTACGTGAGTAATCCTGCTGCTTGCTCCTACATCGACAATCTGGCCGTTCCAGTCGGTTACTAACAGAAGGAAAGAGAGAATATCATGCCTCTTGTTGAATCCGATTGGGCTTTGATCAGCCCGACAGGTAAGTCTACTCCCGTGACTGTGGCGTCAGCGGCTACGATTGCGCCGACTTCATTCCTCACGATTCTGACAGGTAACGTGGGTGTTGCTACCATCGTTCCTCCTGTTACGCATACTCACATGCTGGCAATTCAGTTTGCTGGTACTGGTGGTGTGTTGGCAACTGGTAACATCCTGACGGTGACTGCATCAGTTGTCGGTCAGGTCATGTTGTTGGTTTACAATCCATCCAGCGGTAAATACGTTCCAGTCGGTTAGTAATTGGTCGAGTGGGTGCTATAGTCTGGGAACTGTATCGGCCCCGGTGCAGTAAGAGATAGCATCCACTCACCATCAACGGTGTGTGGTGGGGAAAGCAGGGCAAAATGATTCCAGGATCTGTAAGTAAACTCAGCGAGATGACAGTTGCATCAGCAGCTACGATTACTGCGAAGGCAGATATCGTGCATGTAACTGGTTCTACTGCTGTGAATACCGTCATTCCAGGACTTGGAACTGCGGTATCTCAGTTCCTCGTGCTGAATCCTACTGATGGTGCATTGACTCTCGGAACTTCAGGCAACATTGCAGTAGGTGTTGCATTGGTTCAGAATCGGCCAGCTATCATGATCTGGAGTAAGAAACTTCAGAAGTGGCTGATTGAATCGGGCGTGTAGTTCAGTAGGGGGTGCGTGTGATTTGGTACATACGCACTCCCTATTTATGGTGAATTATGGAATCAATCGAGACACTAAACACGAGATTAGAAGAATTCTTCGGGAAGGATTCCAACACTAATCAGCCCATATTTCGGATTGTATGGGCGAATGATGAAGTGGAGAAGATTCTCACTATGGTTTCTCAGGAAGGATTAGAATTTCTCTCTCCTCAGACGAGAGAAGTGAAGAAATACCCATATTTGAAGGATTTATATGTGTTGGAACGTCTGGTTGTAGTTCCTGATGAGAACTCGAAGGAACTCCTAGGCAAGAAGTTATCATATGAACCTCTGTGGGCCTACTGTAATAACAAGAGACAGGCAGTTAGACCAATTTGGCCTGCTACGAAGTTAGTCATTGATGTACTTTATGCGGCATTAGGTAAGCAGAGTCTGCGAAAATACATCGAGGACGAGAAAGAAACATCTCCAGAAGGTCGGGAACAGCGGATTAAGGAATTACAGAGTCAATTATTCGCTGATGATACAGATGTGAGTGACGCGTTACACTACCGCGAAGGAATAGTAGTGCCTAGTAACTACGAGGAGTAGTCAAATGAGTCAAGTTGGTGAATTTCCTGGAATGAATGCTCTCAAAAGGAGAACTATTCGTGCGCCCATCAATCCGATGGATAAATCCACAGTAGTTAGCATCCTTCCAAAGTATATCGAGGAGCGGAAGGTGACTATTCAGCCGGGATTGTTCAATATTCCGCCCGGAACCTTCAATAATCCAGCTATTTTAGTGGTTGGACCTAGTAGCTGGTGGCGAGATATCGATGAGGAGCAGCCACTCCTTGAATTGCCAGTAAGTAGCATTCAGGTGGCTGATTCTATCGTGAAAGATTACTGTAATGGTCTGCATATGTGCAATATGGCGGATCAGATGCCGGGATTGTTCTATCTACCCGGTGAACATACAGTAGACAATCTGAAGAAGGAATATATGCCACTTCTAATCGCTGCGCAGGCGAAACAGAAGAAGTGGTACCTTGAACTGGTGAAAGCTGCTGATATTCTGTGGAGTCGCAGTAATGGTAATCCACTCGCTATCAGTAGTGATGCGCGTCTCGCATGTAAAGAACTGAATATCGAGAATAAACCTTGGCTCGGAGATTTGCAGCAAGCAGAACTGGTACGATGCGTCGCATGTGGCTCACTCAGGAATCAGTCATTTCCAATCTGCCAGACGTGTAAGGCGATTGTTGATCCTGAGCTGGCTAAGAAGTTGAATCTCACATTCGCTCAGTAATTCAAAGCAGGTAGAAGGAGTTAGTTATGCCACACCAAGCAACGATAACGGCACAGACTGGTCCCGCGCGTCAGGTTACTGCAATGGTCATTCCAGCAGTCATTGACGTGGAATTTGATCTTGCTGGTAAGAAAGTGTTCATCACTACCGAAACATCGGCAGGTGATAACATCAAGGAATTCGATCTGGCGACTGTCACAGTTGTTACAGTTACCATCACCGCTGGTAATTACGCTGTCGTCATCTCGTAAGTAGGTGAGTCATGAGTACTACGGCAGTAACAGCAGGTCAGATCATGGATCGAGTAGCAAATCTACTCAATGATCCAAATAAAACTGACTACACCTACGATGTAATGCTGCCGTATCTCAATATGGCAATAGAAGAACTTGCTGAAATAATGGAAGAATCTAATGCTCCGGTAACTAATGTAACATCTGCTAAAATTATTATTCCAAAAGCTTATGCAGCAATTGTGTGGGCCGAATATCCTAATCCTGATCCATTACTTCCACGATATCCAGCGGATTTAGTGGAGATTCAGGAAATTGGTGAACGTGAAGTAGGTAGTACTCATGCATTCAGAAGATTACCGAAGCTAGAATTCTTACCACTTAGTCCATCCACTAATTCATTGTTGTATTGGAACTGGGAGAGTCAAGTAATTAAATTCAATCAGAGTCTTGCAACAGTTGATATGGAAGTTCAGTTAAGATATATCACTCCTGCAATTCAATATGTGGCGAATGCCAATAGTACTATCTATCTGATTAATTGTCGTTCGTATCTTGCCTATAAAACTGCTGCATTCTGTGCTCGATTCATTGGAGAGAATGAATCTCGTGCAGGAGTATTGAATGATGAATCAGATAAAGCAGTGGAACGAATTGAAGGAATTAACAATAAAGGTAAACAGCAGATCATGACACGACATCGACCATTCCGAGCTAACTATAAGTCTCGTGGCGGTTTCTAGGAGATAGATGATGCCTGGCACTCGTGATCATGATCCATTAGTAATTGAGGATTTTGGTGGATGG